CCAAATAAAGTATAGATATTATCCGACCAAGGTATAGCCTTATCTACATATTGTAGTTTCCACGAATAAGGGCATTGTTCCCATAACGCGAATTGACTATACGATACTGATTTTTTTCTAGCCATTTAGTTTTTGAATCACAGATTGTTTAGGTAATCCACCTACGAATCTGTCTATTTCAACTCCATTTTCTTCTATAACTGTGGTTGGTACTGACCTTACATTGTATTGTTGTGCTAATGCTTTGTTTTCATCCACATCAAGTATTTGAACTGAATGACCTTCGTTCATAATTTCGGTCATTACAGGTTTGAAAGCTTTACAAGGGCCACACCATGTGGCTGTAAAGTATTTTGCTGTCTTCATTATTTTCCCCACTTTCCACGACCAACAAGAGTTGCCATAATTCCATAATTTGATACATCTAAATAAGCATCTTCTAATGGTTCATCCTTAACAGCTGATTCTCTGTCGTTCATTAATAGTGTTTTTACTCGTTGTAATTTGTCATTCATACGAAACCATAAACCTGTGAGTGATAGCTTTATTTCTTCCTTAGTTTTCAATTGTGTTCCAACTGATATATTACCAGGGCCGTAATCATGTTGTTTGTGACAGAACAATTCATATTGTTCTCGTTGTAATTTTTTGAACTCTTTAGTCATTTCAGGCCACTCTTTTTCCATCAACTCTACAATATTATTTAATGTAGGACTTGATTTTGGAGTATCCTTAATTGAATTTTTTTTAAGTTCTAGCAAAGTTTTTTCTTTCATACATTTCTCCTAATATCATATAAGAATTTACTATAAATTTTTGATAAAGTCAAGTAATAATTTCATCAATTAAACCATATTCTAAACATTCTTTTGCTGTTAAATAGGTATCATTTTTAGAAACACCTTCCCAAAATTCAGCATTTTTACTTGTGACATCACCAAGTATTCTGTTTATATTTTTTTGTAATTTTTTCAGGTGGTCTGCACCTTTTAGAACATCTGTTGTTTTTCCACCTTCAAATGCTGAACCCTCATGTACCATTACGGTTGAGTTTTCTGTCATCGTTCTTTTACCAGTTCCACATGCAAGTATTACTGCGGCTGCTGACATACAAGCCCCAATACAACGAGTATTGACTTTGACAGGTAGAGTTCTAAAAAAGTCTATGGTTCCTAACATAGCATAAACATCACCACCATAAGATGTAATATGTAAGTTTATGTCTTGTTTTGGATTTACTCTTATAAAATTATCAAATCGTGTCATTACTGCGTACAATTGGTCTTGGTCAATCTCATAACTCAAATACATCGTACTTTTTTCTAAATTTATACCCCATTCCAAATTTTTAAAAAGTAATTGTTGACTTGAAGTTAATTTAGAGCCGTTTGAGTAGTTCACCTTTATCGGTACATTAGTTGTTTCCATTTATTCTCCTTTTCTAAAAATAAAAATGGGTTCGTATTTATATCCTGCTCCCATTACACTTGATAATGTTAGCTGTATTGTTTCTTCTTGAATAAATCCAAGTGATTTCGAAATATTAATTGTTTCTTCTTCTATAAATTTATATTTTGGTGTATTTGCTATATTATATAACATATAACCATTATTTTTAAGTCCATTATAACAATTTTGAATTGTCTGTCTTAAAAAACCATTCACCCACTCATCTTGTGTAGGGAACTTTTTATAACTTTGTGTTGATTCTTCTGAGTACTTTTCAGTATCAAAATAAGGTGGTGAGGTAAAACACAAATCCAAAGACTCTTTCTTTGGTATGTACTCTTCACTTCCTTGTTTATATATATTTACCTTTTTGTTTATATAACCAAAATCTTTGCTCATTTTTATCAGACCATCATATGTTTTAGAACTTGGTTCCGTTCCGATGTAATGCCTAATATTTTTGGATGATATCGCACCAAGTAATCGTCCACCCCAACCACAACTCATATCCCATACAACTCCATCTCCACCATACTTTTCATAGATTAGTTTTGCTGCTGTAGGTCTGAAATTACTTACGGATTGAGTACCACTATAAATCTTTATTGATTGTCGTAACCTATTCTCGTGAAACACATTTCTCTCTCCGTTTGGGTCTTCACCCTTATAATGTTTCTGTTCCCAATTCCAACACTTTCTTATTGTAGACTTGAACATATCATCATCCAAGAATATTTCCATCGGTGATTTTTTAGCACTACCACACACCACTTCCCAAAAATGTGGATGGTAAGTCCAACACAATCTCAAACCATGCATAGTTTGAATAATCTGATTATCTTTGAATATCGTATCGACATCAAACTTTCTCAGTTTCTTTAGGTGGTCGTGTTTTTCATCTTCACGAATTTTGTAGTGTGGAAATCCATGCCTACGATAGTAATCAAATATAACTTGAACGCCATATTCTCTATCTGTAACATCTATTGAATTTGTAACCCTTTCGAACTCTAAGTCTTTCTCATCCACATCGATGAGTTTACCGAGAGTTTCGTAGTTTACTCTTGCCATTAGGGTAGATTTAGTTTTTTAACTTCCTTAGGCTCCGTTCCAAATTTTTGTAGTATGGACTTCAACTCAGCCTTACCTTGTTCGGAACTATAATAAATTTCTAAGTATTCGTTAGCCTCTTTCATACTAACTTGATGATATTTTGTAACGATTTCTACAACCCATTGAGGATGTTTCATAACCTTTTTTCCTTTAGTATATCTTAACCATTGTTTACCCTTTGGTAATATTTCGGTATACAATCGGTACAAGTCTTTCGGTTTTAATTTGTATTTTTGTAGTTCATTGACTATATCAACCCAATTCATATTCATCGATAAAAAACGATGAACCATGTAATTAGACCAAGTTTTTCTATCGGCATCATTTAAGTTTTCCCAATAGTTCTTAGTCTGTTTAGATGTTATATGTGTGATATGGTCAAACAAAGATTTTGTTTTCATGATTATAATTAGTTTGTTAAATTTTCAAATCATTCTTTATAATGCATATCAATACCTTGATTCATCCATTGTTTATTCCATAACCTCATTTTACCTCTATTCGATATATTTTCAAGTTCCTCGGTAGTTGGACTACCATATTCGAGTGTATAATTTAATTTTGATGATATGTTTTTTACCACATCAAGATTAAACTTTTCTTGATTAATGGACGGGTACACTTCTGACAATCCACCCATGATGTCTCCCATATTACCAACAAACTCTTCTTTATCAAGTAAAACTGCCTTAAGTTTCTTCTTGTAATCTAATTTTCTAATATGATTTGCCATATCAATATCTAATTCATAACTAATGGTTATGTTTGTCTCTGTCCAATCAAAGACATCTACCTTTCCACCACCTATACATTTTTTCCATTTACCATCACTAAAAAACGAAGCATCATTTCTTGAATTCCACTTAACCTCAATGTCAAATTTACTGGCCTCTTCCGAGATAGAATCTTGAAATCTTGTCCAAACATGGTCTTGTTCCTTCTTAGAAAATAAGGTTAAATTAGTTACTCTCGGGCCTTCAAGATAAAATGCTGTTGTGGGTATACCAAGTTCTTGGTCGATTAATACTTTACCATCTTTATTTACTGGTGGTGCTGAGTTAATACAATCAAAGATTCTAACCTTATCA